ATGATCAGTACCTGTAGCGCCGGAGCCAGCAGCTGGCGCACAGCCACCGGCCTGGTTTCATTTGGATGCCACCCTCTGGCGGCTTCTTGGTCTCGCACTTGTCGCAGTGCTTGAACTGGTGCGTGCGGTCGCTGTCCTTGGGCTTCGTCTTTGTCATTCGTGCTGCTCCAATGCCCAGTGCAGCAGCGAAAGTGCGTCTGCCTCGTTGTCATCTGTGACCGGGTGGCCGAGCGCTTGCATGGCCTTGATCATGTCATCCTTGCCTGCGTTGCCCTTGCCGGTGGCGTGCTTCTTGATCGTGCCCACCGGCACGCCCTGATACGGGATCTTGTGGTGCTCACACCAGGCCGTCAGCGTGGCCATGAGCCCGCCATACACATGCGCAGAGTCTGTGCTGGCATGCCTGCGCACCTCCTCAAAGTACACCGCCTGGAGCTCGCCGCCCAGCGTGCCCTTGAGCTCAGTCAGCCACTGCTTGAAACGCAGGTAGCGCATGCCGCCACCCTCGTAGCGGCCAGGCTTAAAGCTCGACCAGCCGTGAACAATCACATTGTCCAGCGGCCTGCATGCCCAGCCGGTGGTGGTGCCCAGGTCAAGGGCAAGGATAGATTCGGTCATAGGGCTCCAGATTGGCGCAGGGCTTCGACAAACACTTCGATCTCCGGGCAGGGCAGCTCGGTGGCGTGGTCGCCGTCACCGGTCATGGCCAAGGCCTCAGAGATCACCTCTGTAGGGTAGCGCATGCCGTCCTTGACATGGTCAAGCAGCTTGTTGGCTTCGGCGTAGGTCATGGCTGCCGCACCCCTGAGAGAAAGCGCTGGAGCCGGGGCTGGAGCTCGCCGTACCTGGGTTGCAGCTGCTCACGCACGCACTGGTCAATGAGGGATGACACGCTGCGGTGCTGGTCGGCAGCTGCCTTGTCCAGCAGCTCCCTGGTAGCCGGGTGCAAGCGCATCAGGAATGGTTTGAGTTTGGGTGTTTCCATCCCCTCAGTGTATATCCCTTGCATAGCGTGCGCACGGGGGCTGGCCATCTTTTGTTGCCGTATTAGGGTAAGCACCTATGTTTTTGTGCTTTTGGGTGCTTGTCAAGCGATATACAAACCGTGATACACTGACACCATGTTCAACAGGCAGATGACGCCTAAAGGAGTTCAACATGGCAACCACCCGCAACATCAATCCAGAAAACTGGGCCGTTCTCTCAGACAGCGTTAAAGAGCTGCTTTGGGTTCCTGGCAATCAGACCGATTTCACCTGGCGCGTGATCAACACCTTTCGCAATGGCCTGCCTGGCGACTATCTGCCCTATGTTGCTGCCAAGGCAAAACAGTGCCTTGCTCGCAGTTACAACGCCATTGAGCGTGCCCGTGCCGCCTCATTGCTTGAGACCCTCGTCAACTATGGCTTGATTGCCAGCGTGGAGGCTTGATTATGACCACCAAATTCGTCGCCTACTACCGGGTCTCCACCGACCGCCAGGGCCAGTCCGGTCTTGGCCTGGATGCCCAGCGTGCAGCAGTGGCCAGGCACATCGGTGCCGCCGAGCTGGTCGCTGAGTTCACAGAAATCGAGTCTGGCCGCAAGAATGACCGTGAGCAGCTGGCTGCCGCCCTGGCCACCGCCAAGAAGGCCAAGGCCATGCTGGTAATCGCCAAGCTTGACCGCCTGGCCCGCAATGTCCACTTCATCTCCGGCCTGCTGGAGTCCGGTGTGCCATTCGTCTGCGCTGACATGCCAGAGGCTGATCGCACCTTCTTGCAGATGATGGCCGTGTTCGCTGAGTGGGAAGCCCGCAAGATCTCCGAGCGCACCAAGGCCGCCCTGGCCCAGGTCAAGGCACAGGGCCGCACCCTGGGCTGCCCTACACCTGAGATCGGCTCTGCGCTGGGTGTGCAGGCCGTGATGATCAAGGCAGACAAGTATGCCGACCGTGTTGGCCCAATCGTGCGCGACATCATCGCCCGGTCTGGCGCCAGCACCCTGAGAGACATTGCCGCTGCCCTTGAGGCTCGCGGTGTAGCCACACCCCGTGGCAATGTGACCTGGGGGCCAGCACAGGCCTTCAACCTTTTGAAACGCCTCAATTTGGCATACAACTAAGGAGAAAGCAAAATGAAACAGACCTACTTTACACAGCAAAACATGGATCAAGCCCGATGCTCACTGATGAGCTTTATTGGCGCGGTCATTCTTGTCGGCGCAGGCGTTGTCCTGATGCTTGCGTTCTTCGATGTCTTGGTGAAATGATGTTGAAGTTTATATGGGCAGAATTGCGGCTGATGCTTAAAACAGTTACGCCAGCTCAGGCGGTAGCGCATGAGTTGCAACACGCAGAGCATGAATTGTTGCGTGCCGAAACTGGCGTCGAGTACGCGCAGGCGCTGGTGGCGTACAACAAGAACAGGGTCAAACGCTTGAAGGCGTATTTGAATACGCCTGTTGAGGAGAAGGCATGAAAGCTGACCTCACCGCCGGGCGGGCCATGCGCGACCGCCAGCTGGACATCTTCGAGCAGACCGATCACCAGTTTCTGGAGCGCTGCCGGGCTCTGGCCATGCTGGTCTGCCAGCAGCGTGGCCAGGCATCCATCAACGACATCCGGGCCATCATCGAGGTGCCGCCCGGTGTCCATCCATCTGTCTTGGGCGCGGTCTTCCGCGACAAGCGGTTCATGCGGATCGGGTACACCGAGGCCGTACATCCACAAGCGCATGCCAGGGTGGTGCGCGTTTACAAAATCAAGGAGTGAAAAATGGCAGGCAAATTAACTGATGACAAAGCAATGAGCGCATCCCGACTTCCGGGTCTGATGGGCTTCTCGCGGTACAGCACACCCAATGACGAGCTGCAATTCAGCATCAACGCCATCGATGGCAAAGAGCGCCCGGACATTGGCAACGAGGCCATGGGCTGGGGCAATACCCTTGAGCCGGTGATCTTGCAGCAGGCCGCCATGCGCCTGAGCATCACCGACTATGACACCCAGATCGGCCAGGCGTACACCCATGAGTCGGTGCCACTGTCTTGCAGCCTGGATGGCGTTGCCTATGGCACCGGGCAGGAGATCTTCCCAGACCCTGACCGGGGCATCTATGTGGTCGGCCAGGATTCCATCGTGCTCGACGGGCCCGGCGTGCTCGAGGCCAAGCTGACCAAGACCATGCCGGAGGACACCCCGCACCTGGCCCGTGGCCCGATCCAACTGCAAGGCCAGATGCTGGTGACCGGCAACAAGTGGGGCGCTGTCTGCGTGCTCTATCAGGGCATCGAGCTGCGCGTGTTCCTGTTCGCCACCCACCATGAGACCCAAAAGGCCATCATCAAGGAGGTGCTCGCCTTTGCGCACAAGCTCAAAACCTACCAGACCACCGGGGCCATCGACTGGTATCCGCCGGCCAGCTCCAAAGAGCTTGACCGGATCTACCCCATGGCCGCCGACCGTGAGGAACTCCAGCTGCCTCCCAGCGTAGGCGATCTGGCCAAGGGCATCCTGGAAAGCAAAGCCGCGATCCGGGCAGCAGAGGCCAGCATTGAGGATGCCGAGAAGCTGATCAAGGAGCAGCTGGGCCAAGCCGAGCGGGGCCGTGCCGGGCAATATGTGATCAGCTGGCCCATGCGTAACTACAAGCCCGCTGCCGAGCGTTTGGTGCCCGCCAAGGCAGCCTACAGCATTCGCCAGTCCACGCTGTCGATCAAGGAATGGCAAACATGAACCTACCCGATCACCCTGCCATCCGGCATGCCTATGAGCAGGCTGTTGTGGCCATGCTGAATGCCACCGACTGCACCGAGGACGAGGCCGAGGAGTTTGTTGAATCCATGACCGAGTTGATTTTCATCACCATGCAAACCTATCTGAAAGAAACAAATGCAACTGACCACCACTAATCGGGGCTTCGCTCCGACCACCCTCACCGAGGCCATGACCTTCTCAGACATGCTGGCCAACTCCAGCATGGTGCCCAAGGCCTACCAGGGCAAGCCCCAGGACATCCTGGTCTGTGTTCAATGGGGCATGGAGATGGGGCTGGCACCCATGCAAGCGCTCCAGAACATCGCTGTCATCAACGGCAAGCCCTCGGTCTACGGTGACGCAGCCATGGCCCTGGTGCAGGCCAGCCCCGTCTGTGAGGATGTCGAGGAGTTCTTTGAGGGCGAAGGTACGCCCAACCCGGTGGCAGTCTGCGTGGCCAAGCGCAAGGGCCGCAAGCCGGTGACCGCTCGGTTCTCGGTTGAGGATGCCAAGCGTGCTGGACTGTGGGGCAAGCAGGGGCCATGGTCATCCTACCCCAAGCGCATGATGCAGATGCGAGCTCGCGGCTTTGCGCTGCGTGATGCCTTCCCTGATGTGCTCAAGGGCATGATCACCGCCGAGGAGGCACAGGACTACCCGGAGGAAGCCAAGCCCCGCCAGATGGCCAGGCCAGCCAACCCACTGGACATGGTGGCGCCAACCCCCATGATCGAGCAGACCAGCAACCCGGCGGTAATCGAGGAAGTGTTTGCCAAGGATCAGGAGGTGGACGCTGTCAACGAGCTGGTCGCTCAGGCTATGGCCGAGGCCATGGAGGTGGTTGACATCCCCGAGGTTGTTGAGGCACCAGCCACAGTGGCCACCGAAGGGTTTGCCGTGTTGCTGCCGGGCAAGGACAAGCCGCTGTCAACGCATGCGACCATTGAGGAATGGCAAGACGCTTACGAGGATGTCGCAGACAAGACAGCGCGAGCTGGCAAGGTGCTGCCCCGGGATCGCATGACCAAGCTCAAGGAGCTGCGCGAAGCCAATGAGCCCACGCTGGCCAAGGTAGAGATGCTCAAGCGAATCAGGCACACAGCTGCGTACAGCAAGCGCCTCGGAGCGCTGGGGGCCGCTCAGTAATCAGGCTTGGGTGCTGCTGGTCATGGTGCCAGCAGCGCTTGCCACCTCGGTCACCCGCCTGCCCCAGCCCTTGCCAAAGGTTGGCCAGGTCGGTAACCCTTGCAAAAAATTCATCCGCTTGAATGAGTACGCAGACACCAGCTCGGCGGGATCTTCGGCCAGCACAGCCTTCATGGTGCCGGGGCCGATGGCGCCGTCAGCCGTCACGCCCACCACCTCTTGCAGCCACTTGGACGCCCGGCCTGGGCCGCTGTTGATGGCAGCATCGAAGACCACATAGTCCACACCAGCTGGCAGCTCGTCGCCTTTGATCTTGTCCCAGTACTTGGCCTTGTACATGGGCCCGACGATTGCCGGGGTCAACCCGCGCATGGCCTGCTCGTCTACCTGGTGGCCAAGCCATTCCTCCCAGACCCGCTTGGTCACGCCCAGGTTGGTCATGCCGCCCGGGTCTTTCGGATGGTTCACATAACCCCCTTCATGGTGTAGGACAGCAGCCAATGCGGAGTCGAAGTTCTCTTTCATTTTGTACCCTTGGACATGGCCGCCGTCTTGTCCTGGCTGGACTTACTGGAGCCGAAGTAGTAGGACAGCACCTGCTGCGCAGCTGCCGTGGCGTAGCCCAGCGCAAAGATGATGAGCTGCTGCTGCTCGGTCTTGATCTCAAGGAACAGCAGGGCGGCAATGAACAGGAAGGTGGTGGCCACCGTGCCGAGCGCAAGGATAGGCACCACCAGCTGGGCCAGCGGTGTGGCGCCAGCCTTGGCCATTTCAAACTCACGGGTGCGGGCGCTGTCGCGGTCGGCGGCATCCAGCTTGGCAAACTCAAGCTCAACATCGGCCAGCTTTTGCGCGGCCTGTGGGTCACCGGCAATGGCCTCGGCCACCGCCGCCACCGTGTCCTCAACGCCGAACTTTTCTGCCAGCATTGAAACGGCTTTGCCGCCAAGTGGGCCAGCAACAACCGTGGCCAGCATTGGGGCTGCGCCTTTGAGGAGGTTGAGTAGTGTGTCCATGTTTGTCCTTACTTTTGAAAACCGCAATTGGGGCTGCATTGCGCAATGGCCTCATACACAAACCAGCCGGTGGCACCGAGCACCGAGCCGATCACCAGGATGAACAGCACAATGTTGATGACCTCGTCCATCTCTTTCTTGTGACGGGCAGCAGCCTCTTTTTCTCTGCGGGCTTCATGCGCCGCCTCGACATCCATTGCCGCTGCTCTGGACTTGATCTTGTTGAACACATCGATCTTCCCGACAGCCATAAAAATCAAAAGCATTTCGGATTCAAACTGTTTGGCGGAATCCAGCTGAAGCTCGATTTCTGTCGCCACAGCCATTGACGATTTTGATTTTTTAGCGTGAACCACCGCTTGTTTTGCTACGGCTTTGGCCTCAAAATACTTCCCAAGTACGGGCCCGAGCGAAGACACATCATCAACGGTCTTGGAAACCTTCTTCACTAAGGCGACTGCGGCCTGTATGCCTGCCAGGGCGGTGAGGGGATCGATCACTTCTTGCGCTCCCGCCACTGAAGGCACCAGACCAGCAGCCTGTCAGACGACCATGACCACCTGACGCACTCAAAGACCGGGGCCGGTGCTTGCGCTGCCGGTGGCTGTGGTGGCAGCGCGTCCATCAGCGCACCTTGAAGTGATCCCAGAACGCCACGGCAGCCGTGACCAGCCCGCCGATCCACAGCAGTGGCTTGGCCAGCTTGCTCAGGGTCTCCAGCACTTGGAACGCACCCTGTGCAGCGACAAAGGCCGCCGTCACATCCTTGGTGCTTTCTGTCAGCCCATCGACCTTAGTCTCAACAGCCACCAGCCTGTCGTAGATTTCTCGGTGGGTTACATCGTGGTCGCTCACACTATCGCCCCTTGCAGTGGTGTCAAATCTTCCGTAGTCCAGAAGTCTTTTGTCAGCATGATGACTAGATGGTTACGGTTACGCTGGAGGCAGTCGGCCCAGTCCTCGTTGCTCATGCCTTCAGGCTGCCCTGCGTTGATGAGGGCTACGCTGTCGAGGGCGGCAGAGTAGTGCTGGGCAATTTGTTCGGGGGTGATGTCGTTCATGCTGCTGCTTTCAGTGCTGCCACATCAGCTTGGAGTTGGATGATGATGGCTTGCTGCTCTTGGATTACAGAATTCAAGTCCGGTGGTGCAGGAGCCGCTTCATACACTTTCGTTGGATTTGCCAGATACTCCAAGTGAAAAGCGACAAGGGCATCAAGTTCTGTTTCGTTTTCGCTCACAACGCAAAAGAATGTTACGGGGTTGCCTTCACTCAAGTTCGCAGTTACTTCATACTTTTTAGTATCAACCAATACCGCGGTGTAATTTGCAATCATTTTATTTTCCTTTTAATTACGCGCCAGTACGAGTGCGGATAAAGACAAAATCAAATATACCAGTTGCGCCGTAAGTGTTTGTCCATGTGTAGCCATTAATACCAGCGTTGTATGCAATGGCTCCTAGCCCAACGCCTCCAACATTGGAAACAAGCGCAGTTTGACCCCCACCCATCAGCCATATACCAACAGAGCCTTGACTCCAATTATTTACAATTAAAAAACCAGATGAGTTTGAGTAATTAACTGTGCCGCCATTGGCAATAGAAGTTCCAGTTGCAGAAGTATCAAGTGTGTACGTTCCAGGAGCAACCGAAATTGCAACGGTACCTGCAAGAGTTAGTCTTCCGTTGTTGTCAAAATACCCCCGTGGATTCCCATCCCCATCGCTCAAGACGATGTAGTTGTTGGCAGTGCGGATGTCGAGGCCACCGTTGTTGCCTGAGTAGTTGCCGATGATTGTGTGTTTGCCGCCAGTTGTAACGGCATTGCCAGCACCAAGGCCACCAACAAAAGTGTTCTGCGACCCAGTGGTGTTTGATTGCCCCGTTATATAACCCATGAACAGGTTGTATGTTCCGGTTGTATTGCTATACCCCGCCTGATAACCCACAGCGGTGTTGTTTGAGGCTGTGGTGTTGAACTGAAGAGCCGATGCTCCTACTGCAACATTGTTAGCACCTGTTGTATTTGCAATAAGTGTGGCGTAACCAAGGGAGGAGTTAAAGTTGCCAGTCGTATTTAATCGCATTGTGCGCGAGCCAACGGCAGTGTTCCCAGAGCCGGTAGTAGTAACTGTAAGAGCGGTATGACCAACCCCCACGTTCTCGTCACCCGTTGTATTCGCCACCAAAGCACTCGCACCCACCGCCGTATTCGTAGACACAGCACCCGCGCCACGGCCTACTGTGAGGCCTTGGATGGTTGCGCCGTTGGTGACCGTGAGGTTGGTCACAGTGCCGCCAACAGTGGATGCTGCCTGCCAAGTGCTGCCGTTGTACACGCGCAGCTCATTGGCTGTGGTGTTGAAGTACTGGTCGCCAGTGGTCAGCGCGTTGCCGTCATTGCCAACAGTGGGATCGCTTGCCTTGGCACCCAGGTAGATGTCATCAAACGCATCAAAGCTGGCAGCAGCAGAGGCAGCAGATGCGGCAGCAGCCGTTTCACTGGCTGATGCGTTGCTGGCCGAGGTGCTTGCATTTGTTGCCGAGGTGCTGGCCGCCGATGCAGAGTTAGCTGCGTTGGTGGCCTGGGTGGTGGCCGTGCTCGCTGATGCCGCAGCAGCGGTTGCTGATGTGCTGGCGTTGCTGGCCTGTGTCGTTGCAGTGCTGGCAGACCCGCTCGCTGATGTGGCGCTGTTGCTGGCATTCGTTGCGCTGGTTGAGGCTGCGGTGGCCGAGGTGCCAGCATTGGTCGCGGCAGTGCTTGCAGTGCTGGCCGAGCTGGATGCTGCGCTTGCGCTTGATGCCGCAGCGGTAGCAGAGGTGCTCGCATTGCTGGCTTGGGTGCTGGCCGTGCTGGCAGAGCTGGCGGCGTTGGTGGCTGATGTCGATGCATTGCTTGCGCTGGTCGAGGCAGCAGAGGCTGATGCAGCAGCGTTGGTGGCCGAGGTTGTTGCTGATGCGTTGTCAACAATCAGATCCCACTTGGCGCTGTCAGCGTTGGTGCTGATTGGCTGTGAGCCAGAGGATGTGTGGCTTGTGTTCGCATAGTAGACATTGCCGTTGCTTGTGTCCTTGACAATGTCGCGCTTGTTGTACGCGACACCAGCCGCCCAGTTGCCACGGTTGTCACCGATCACCTCGCCTGTGGTGGGGTCGCCGTTGGCATCAAAGGCCAGCGTCTTGTTGGCCCGGACAGATGCTCGGGGCAGGGTCATGTCCACCGTGGTCGGGTCGGTCTGTGGCGCTTGCAGAGCCCTGATCAAGCCTTCAGAATTCTGTTGCGCAAAGATGGTCTGCTGATCCAGCTCATCATTGAGCGTGTTGGCAAAGAAGTCGCCGCCAGTTGTGAAGTCAGTTGCCCGAGAGATGGCGCGGTTGCCGACAATGGCGTACTGGGTCGGGCTCACCGGGGCCAGCGCCAAGCCTGCTGCCGTGATGGTCACCGAGCCCGTGCCGTTGGCGTTGATGCTCACCGTATAGTGGGTGGTCAGCGTCAGCAGCGTGTCATCTTTGAAAACGGCGATGTCAGTGTTGGCCAGGATCTCAAAAGTAAACGCATAGGGGCCAGCGCCACCAGCGCCGCTGGGTGCGTAGACTGCTCGGCGGGTGACATTGCTGATTGGGATGGCCATGATTCAATCCTTGCTTATGGAAATTGTACGGGTTTAATCGGGTTTGTAAAAGTTCACGCGATCATTTTTTAACTCTTCACGCTCGTCAATTTTTACTTGTATCTCTGGATATTCTGTAAGTAGTTGTTTTCTTGCCATGTCCATGTATTTGCTATGCACGCCTTGCACATACTTTTGTTGGTCTTTACGCAACAGTCTGTCAAAGCCAGGTGTCTGCATGGTGGCAAGAATTTGATCTTTGGATGGCAGCTCTTTTCCGTAGATCGTGATCAATCGGTTGTATTGCACTGCGTTTAATTCAACACCATCGATCTTGCGATCTGGTTTTCCTATTGGTGAAATTATGCGTACAAGTAAATCATCGACTTCAGAAAACTGCTCTGGTGAAACCTTGGTTGGCAAAAACATTTCATAAACTGCACCCGTGCCCGACTTCATTGGATCACCCCAGAGATTTAATTCTTCTGGCAAGTCTGCATTGAAATAAGGCAGGCGTGATTTGTACCTATTAAAAGATTCCATAAAGCCGCGAACACCCATGGGCAACTCTGGGTTGGCGCGAGGGTCACGATTTGTTGGATCGACCATCCGCTCAGTAGCAGCAAACAAAGAGCTGTAAACACCAGCCGGTGAACCGCCAATTACAAAGCCGCCCAATTGCTTAAATGCATTGTCAATTGTTTTCTTAATATCAAGCTCTTGACCTTTTTTTCCAAACCCAAGCAATGCAGCCATGTCAGCAATGCCTTGCAAGTAAGGCTGCTCTGCTAGGTATTCATACATGCCAAAGACAGAACCAAGAAACACTTCTTCAATCTTGCTGTCGTCCGTTTCGCGCTGGGCGTACTCGTTGTAATCTGAGGCAATACCAATCATTGCAGAGATGGGCTCCATACCGCTATAGCTGTAGTAGGTGTCGCCTGGCTTGAATGAATACGGTTTCCATCCGGTACGCTCAAGCGCGTCTCGATCTTCTTTTTTGGCCGGGCCGCTGCCGGTAATTTTTCCCTCGGCAGCCAGCAGCGCAAAGGTGGCCATGATGGTGCTGCCCAGCGTTACCTTGGCTAAGGCCATGTCGCGGTACACGCCACCCTTGGCGATCTCTTCACGCCACTGGCTTGACAGCGGCGCAAAGGGACTGCGCTCAACAACCTGTAAACCAATGTTGGCGGGTGTTTTGAAAAACGGCTGCATTATTTTCAGCACAGGATTACTAAACGCTTTCTGCAATGATCTAAGCACTGGCGGCAGCTCGGCAGTAAAAGTGCCCTTCTGTGCAAACAGGGATGCAGCTTCGTCAAGATCTCTTGGCGGGTTTTCAAATAGGCTGATGGTCTCTGCCTCGGCCTTGGCCAAGGCATCTGCTTCTGGCATGCCAGCGTCCAGCGAATCGCGGTAGACCTTTTTGCTGCGCCGGGTAACCAAGGTGTTGAACTCCATGCGATAGAGCACGCCCTTAAAAAACTCATCCTCAGTTAACAGCATCCGACCCGGCAGGGTGACAGCCGCGCCATAGTAGTCGATGGCCTTGCCAAACCACTTGTCCTGCTCAATGCCAAAACCTGCGGAACTGATCGCTGGGACAGTATTGCCGCGCTGTGCCTCAATCTTGCTCATCAGATCGCTGGGCTGATTCTTTCTAAACGCAGTGCTTGCCAACTGCAATCCTTCAAAGAATCCATTGCGAAGCGACTGGATCATGGTCAACGCTTCGTCAAGTGCAATTTTTTCGTCAGCGCTACCAGGTAAAAGATCACCCCATTTTGTGATGACATTGGGCATGCGTCCCTCGCGCACACTTGCTGGTAAATATTTTGAATACAGAGAGGCAACCGCACGCTCTGGTATTTGATACAAACCAAAACTGCTGTTTGATGCAATATTAAGAACATGTGTTTTTGGTGACGACAGCAGCCCGTTGATGAAGGTGCTAAACCACACATCTTTCACGCTCGACATCATTGACTTCTCAACCAGCTTGTTCTGTTCAGCTCGAGACTCCAATGTCAGGTAGGACTTGGCCAGATCAGACAGGCTTTTGTCACCACCGTATTCGTCGATCACTTGCCGCACAATGGCAGCGTTGCCATCACGGGGAATGCGAAACACAGCCAGCGACCTGGCGGTCTCGGTCTGGATGCCCTTGACACCGCGCTGGATCAGGCCGTGGAAGGCGATCTGCTGGCGCAGCACCAGCTTGTCCACATCGGTGGCTGTTCCACTGTTGACCATCTTAAACAGGCGATCCAGCTCGTTGGCGCTGGACTCCAGCACCTCCAGCGCTTTGTAGGTCTCGACAGCGTTGGCCATCATCTTGCCATCGGTGCCAATCAGGCGGGACAGGAAAGCCTCGCCAATGCCCGACTCAGCGGCCTTGTCCTTGATCTCTTGAAAGGTGACCGCCTTGGTGCGAATGTTCAGCGCATCAGCCACGCCGCCCACAATGGCAGCGGCATCCTCGGTCTGGTAGCGGGACAGGTTAAACGGCTCGTCAGGTGTACCACCGGGTTTACCCTCGGTGATGCCAAAGGTCTGCCTGCGACTGACCGCACGGCCAACCTCATCAGTCAGGATTTGGTCAGCCTCGGGGATCAGCTTAAAGCGGCCAGCCTTGGCAGCATCGGGCAGCTCGCCCGGCAGAGCTCGGGCAGCGTCTGGCACCAGGTTGCGCTCGGCCTTGGTGGCCTGCCGGGTGATCAGCTTGCGCAGGGCGGCATCTATTGGGCCTGCGACCTGGACACCCTCCTCCATGGAAGGGGTGCCGATCTCAGCGACCTCGGGCATCTCAGTTGTGTCGGCTGGGCCAGCCGCAGGCATGGGCTCCAGCGGGATGTCTTCGGCAGGCGTGCTGGGCGCGGCACCGGGCAGGATCTGGCCAAGCCGTTGATCAAGGGACTTCTGTTCAATGGCCATCACTTAGCTCCAGATTGCGGAGCGGTGCCGCCCCTGTTTACTGCTGCGGGTTTGCTGCTGGCTGCTTTTTTACGGAGCCGGTCAGATACAGCTCTTGAAAAGTCTTTCCCGACTTCTCCGCTGTTATCTGGTTGCGGAGCATCTGCACCGCTGGATGATCTTGACCCAGGCGTTGCACTCGCTCCTTGAGTAGTTCTTCCAAGGTAAGCATCGTAATCACTCCTAAAATAGACTTTTGTGTCATAGAAAACGGTACGGGCATCAGACACATTTCCCTCGCCAATCATATCCTCAACCACTTTATCAAACAAGCGTTGTTTTTCAGCCATTATTGCTGATCGATTGGCCTGATTAAATCCGTCATCAAATTCTGGGATGTACTGAAAACGCAAGCCATTAAGGCCAGCAGTCTCAGCGCCACCAGCTCGGGCTTGCACATTGATGCGGTCACTGAAGCGCATGTCGGTCACATAGGTAAACCCATCAACACCGTATTCGCGCAGCTTTGCCGTAACAGCCGCCATTTTCTCAGGGGTGATTTTTTCCTTAAAGTAAATTTCCACACCTGGCCGAGCGTTTGGTGCTGCGCTGTCTTTGACCACTTTTGAAATAAACACAGCGTCTTGGTCGTAGGCTTTGCCTTGCTCAACCATGCGGCGCTCAAGCGCAGTGGGCACAAAGTTCTGTTTGGTAATGAACTCAGCGTTAAGGGCTCGTTCAGTGCCGCCCATAAATGATCCATAAGTGTTTGACAAATTGTAGGTAACGACACTCGGGTCATTGCGAACAACATCATCAAACTCAGCAGCCAGCTCGGCCTGGCCATAGTTGCTCATTGGCTTGTCTGGGCGCTCGCCAGAAACGCCAAGCGTGTACCGATCAACGCTGGCTTTGGACTGCAAAAGCTCTTGCCGCATGGCCTCTTTGTTTTCAAGGTCTTGCTTCCGCAAAGGTTGCATCCGATATGCGTAAGCCTGCTCGCCCATTTCCAATTCGCCCTTGCGCCGTGCCGGAGCTTGGAATGACTTGTTGATCCCCTTGCGCAACTCACTGATGCGACCTGGATCAGCCGCACCCGCCAAAGACATCTCGTAATCAAGCGAGCCGCCTTCACCGGCTTTTGTTGTCCAGCCGCTGTTTGTCCACTTTTCTTTTTCAATGAACCATGCAACAGCTTGAAGGTCATCTGGGCCAAGATCGCCAATGTCTGGCGCAATGTTTTTAATGATGCCGCTTTTGTTGATTTCGTCAGCCGCTTCTCTAAACACATCCTGGCCAAACCCAAACTCACCACTGACTTGTGGCTCAAATAAGGTTGAGCCTTTGGTGTGTGCGCCGCCGACACCTTTTTCTGCCGGTGGAGGTATTCTTGGCAAGTCAGCCAACCGGCGCAGCATCCGGGCAGCCCATACATCGATGGTTGCTTCATTTGTCAGGCCAATCAAATTGCCTGTAAAGTTTGGCGTCTTTGGAGAGTCACCTGCCTTTATGGCGCGGAACATGTCCAGCAATGCGCCCATGGTCGCCGGGCTGTTTGTGTTGAACAACTTGCCAGCATCACTTTTGATCAAATCAAAGGTTCCAGCGGCATCTAATTCGCCCAGTGTTTTTGCGTCAACAGGCTGACCCTTGGCGACCCTTGACTCGTAAGCCGCCAGCGTTTTGTCGTAATCGCCTCGGCTGAACTTTGTAAGAACAGCCACTGCGTTCTTGAAGTTTTGACGCACATCTGTTTGCGCAGAGGTTGTACCTAAGACATCAGCAAACACATCACCAATGCCACCAAACTCTGTGCGCAGTCTGTCGCGCATGGTTCGATACCAACTGGCTTCTGCCAAGATATCTAGAGCGGCTTGATCACCGGCAGCAGCTCTGTCAACAACGGTCTGTACCTCATCTAGAACACGCGAGGACATTGTGGCTTGCCACGCCTCAACCGGCACATCTGCTGGCGGCGTATGGAAGTCATACGATATAGCCTTGGGCTCAATTTCAACTTTTACAAACTTGCCTGCTTTGTCAAGTTTTTGCTCAACCTTGTTAATTTCAATTGGTGCCCAACCATCTGCTTCTGCATAGTTGGCCTTCATGTCTGTAGCAAGTTTGGTGGCTTCTTCTCGCACTTGTTTTTTGCGGCCAGCGCCAGCACTGATCACGGCTTTTTCTTGGCGGTTTAATTGCACAGACCCAGGATCAACAGCGAACATTGGCCGAGCACCCGGCGGCACCAGACCCGACAGAGGCCCGGTGCCCTCCATCATGGCGCGGTCAAGCTGAGAGCCTGTTTCTCTGACCAGAGCCTTTACGCCAGCAGCACCAGCTTTTACAGCTTTGATTTGGCCACCAGGTGCAACTACTTCACCAATAGACTCATATGGCACCTTGCCACCGCCAACCGTACCGACATTTTGATCCAGCCACTTCTTGACTTCTTCAGTCTTCGGCAATATTGTGCCGCCTTGAAAGCCGCGCAAGAATGCATCTAGCATGCCCTCACCAGCCCCGCGATTAAATATTTCCTTGACGCCATAGCTAATTGCCTCAACCTCGCCAGGCAACCCAACAAAGCCTTGAACCAGACCCTTGCCGGTAGCCGCCAACATATCGGCCATGCCCATGGCTGGCTCGGTAATATCACGCATGCTTGGTGACCGTAATTGAACGCCGCCGCGCCCAGTACGCACGCCCGGCCCTGCGTCTGTCATGGTTGTGCTGGGCCCAGCGGCCAGCAGCACATCACCAGGTTGCCTGCCTGGGGCTGTTTGCTCAGGCATGGCCACCTCAACCGGCTCATCCGGGAATTGCATGGCAGTCAGTGCCGACAGGTACTTGTCTTCAATAGGGCTGTAGTCCATGCTTAGTTTCCTCGCGCTCTCTTGAGCAGCTCTTCAAGCTGAATCATTTGTCGCATCTTGGCAGCATCATTGCCAGCCTTT